ATTTTATTTACACAGAGTTACGTAACTGTGTTCGGGTATGGTTGAAAAATTGGTCTTTACCGATAGTTGTATTTTCTACGTTTGGGTGAGCGCGATTACTAAATGTGTTTTGTGAGAATAATCCCATATGTGGCTGTTCGGATGGTCGTGAAACAACCGACACTTTATATAAATCGCTACTCGATGAAGGAACATATACATCTTGGCCTATACCATCTTGCATTGCGAATGTTTGGTTACGTAATATGGTTTCGGTATCTATACCATTCATATATCCAGAAACAGGGCCTTTTGATACTGCAGGAGTAAAATTGGCACCTTGATTATAATCTACATATGGTAATCTTTCCTCGGTAACTTGTTTGCGACGATTTACCATAGGGAATAATGCGTATTTTGTAGGCACTGGACGAATATCGAAGTTGGGTTCTAAGGGGGAATCCGAAAACTGACGACCATTAAGGCGTGTATTTGATTCATCTATATTTGTATTTTGTCTATATTGTACTGCTCGGTGAGTACCGAATATCTCGTAACTAGCATGTGTATTCATTTGTTCTAAAATATATATTATTGCATATATATTTTACACCGATGAGTTACCAACAATAACCACCTTCTCCCATCTTGATTTGTAAATAATCTAAATGGTCGGACGTACTCGTACATTTAGTAGGAGAACAAGAGTTACTACAAGTGTCGTCTTCTGTTCCATTTTCATCATTACATATTGTGTATTCTGTATTTGGCTCATTATACCATACTTCTTGGGAAATATGACGATATCCTAAAAACTCTTCGGGAACGTGTGGAACCATATCGTAATAATGGGTAACTCGAATCGAATTAATATTATAGGTTTCAAACACTTTTGAAAAATCTTTATTTCCTACTCTTGGAGAACCAAATGTAATGAGTGAATGAATTTTGTAATTTTTCTGATAATATAGAATATCAAATGCGTTTAACGTCGCTAAAGCAGCACCTAAAGAATGCCCGGTAAGTAGTAGTTGGTTTGTATTGTATTTTCCGATTAGTTCGTCTACAATTTTGTAGACATTTGATTGTAAGGAATCAAATAGGTTATAAAATCCCTTTTCTACGGCAATATTTGTTTCCGGATATGGGGTTGTTTGTGATACTTGAATATTTGCCATCCAATTCTGGATGTTCTCAGAACCCCTAAAACTAACAAAGATAGATTCATATTCTTCATTGTATCCAAATATCACTTGTTCTCCATTTTGAATAAGGATATTGTCATAAGAATTAATTGTATCGCACGTAATACAATCCCACATACTAGTTTGGGTCATACAATATGTTGCTTGGGAAATATTAACGGCAGTATGAGTAAGGTGATTATCATAAGCATTTGATACATTTACTAAGAAAAGTAGAGAGAAAATTAGTTGGAGCATTTTGTATTATGATTAGATATTACTTTACATACATCATTTGAATTCGATTCCCCTTTATAAATATTAATTCCAATTCATTCCATACCTTATTTCTATGTTGTATATTCATTACATCACCCAAAAAACGCATATTATACTGTTCTGGTGTTTTGGTTCTAAATGTGAAATCGACATCTCGATAATATGACATTAATGAACCTATATTCCAACCATTATCAATTACTTTTCTTGACATTAAGACTTCTCTATTCCACACAGCATCTTCGAATGTTTCTTCATATTTTGTAATACTAAATATTTCACATTCAATTAAATACAGTAATGTTTCTTTATTCATCGCAAAAATATATGATTGTATGTGTGATTTATGTAAAGGGTCACGAATGGTATTTATAGTACTGCCAAACAATTTGATATTACCTTTTAATCCATTTATGTATGCATTAACCCAATTATCAGTAAAATAACCAGGAGTAAATGGTCCTACTACAGACGAATTCACAAATACAAAATTTTCATAATTTGTATATAGTTCATTAGTTAGTAACGCATCGCTCCATCCACCGAAATCATAACCGATATTATTCCGACGCATTGTTTTTACATAAGATGGTAAATTTAATATTTCAGTATTTTCTGAATTATTTGATATAACCATAAAATCAATATTGTCATCTTTAAAGATACATCGTTCAAAAAATAACTTTACACGTTGATTATATTCATGGAATACATACAAAACTAATATTTTTGACATAATAGTAGACTTGTATGGGTATTTCTATATTCATTTATTATTTATGTAAATATCTGTTGTAAATACTCCTTTGTAGTGGGTAATTTTATTAATTCTTCATATGAATCATCGGCAATCATTTTTCTTTTGTTCTGGTCGGTTAATAATTCGTTAATTGTATTTACCAAATTGTTATTTTCAACAATTGGAAATGATTTATATATATTTCGTAATTCATTGTTACCAAATGAATCAACAACTATACATTTTTTTTGTGATAGTAAATATGTAACTCGCACTATATCGGGATTATTATCAAAAAAATTTACCAATAATACTATTTTTGAACGGTATATATATTCATCTCTCTCTTTGGTATATAATGGGTTATATGTATGTGCTACTATGTTAATACCAGCATTCTTAATGGTGTCAATTGTTTTTAATCTATACTCATTTGGAGTTCCATAAAATAGTACATCTATGTCCTCTTCTACCTGCAACTTCAAATTATACATATTTTCTAAGGATTTGTGATATGCAAATGGCAAATATACAACATTTTTATTGTATTTCTGTACGTATTCAACTTCATTTGGGTTATAATGCATTAATATTCTTGCGTTTTGTATTTTATTAATAAGACTCTGTTTTAAATGTGGTGAACCTGGTGATAATGGTTCAAGATTCCACATTATATAATTTGGAGGAAGATTAGTTACATGTAAAAATATCCCTATACATACATCTGCAATACTGCTATTTACTTGCGATGCTAATGGTAAAAACGTACATTCATGCCCCAATTCACATAAACAATGATACAGCGGGATAGCCAAGTCTATAAAGAAATGGGTTTCATGTAACCCACCTGCCACAATGGTTATTTTCATTTAAACAATATAAAGTATTATCTTTATATTGGTTAAATGTCCAACGTCACATATATTACTGGACTATGGGACATAAAACGAGGTGAAATGGATGATGATAATTATAACTGGAACCGGTCATTTGATACATATCTTAATTTTCTGAACGAACTTTTAGCAACCAACATGCAATTTATTGTATACGGCGACAGCAATGTAAAACCGATTTGCGATAAGTATCCGAAATGTAAATTTATATTGTATACATTAGATGATATCAAAGACAATTTGCCCGTTTTTGATAAAATAAATAATATTAGAACAAACCCGACTTGGCATAATCAACCAAGTGCAACGTGGTTAAAGTCAAGTCCTCAAGCAACACTTAAATATTTTAATCCGGTTGTTATGAGTAAACTATTATTGCTTAATAAATCACACAAAATAAATCCATTCAATAGCAGTAGATTGTATTGGATTGATGCTGGAATTATACGAACCCATAATAAAATGATATTTAACGATTCATTAGATTTTTGTTTAAACCAAAAAGAAAAATTTCTATTTATGACATTCAAATATACTAATAATACCGAGATACATGGATTTTTACGTTCGGGAATGAACCAATATTGCAATGTTGATTTTGTTGATATGTTATCACGAGCACAGTTTTTTGGCGGCATTATGACAGACATTGATAAAATTACTGAATCTTATATAGATATACTCACAAATACAATTAATGAAGGATACCTTGGAACCGAGGAAAGTATATTTACAATTCTTACATATAAATATAAAGACTTATTCGATACAGTTGAAATAAAACAAAGAGATGGTATAAATACCCTTTTATCATTATATTAATTGCGTATTTACACCCCAAAGAAATTGTATAATTATAATACAAAGGAAATCTGTGTTATCTCTACGGGTGCTTTGTAATTATATTGTTTACAGATATTTTCCGTTTATCATTATAATAAATATTAATATAAAAACATCACCTAATACATAATAATAATAATAAATATCATGTATTACCTATCTGTTTCTTCTGTATTTAAAAATGAAGCACATATACTTGAAGAATGGATATTACACTATCTACATCATGGAGTAGAACAATTTTTTTTGGTAAATGATAATAGCAATGATGATTATATGCGTATTATAGACAAGTATTCAAATTATATTACACTTATGCATAATGACATTGTAACAAAAGATGTTGGAAGACAGTCGCGTATATATGAAAAATATTTTAGACAACATCTTGATAAAACAAAGTGGATGGCGTCGATTGACTTGGATGAATTTTTATATAGTCCAACTTCTGTAAATATTCAAAATATATTACGTAAATATGAAAATTACGCTCAAATCCGTGTTGATTGGTTGCACTTTGGAAGTAACGAGCATACTATTCAACCTCATTCCGTTGTTGAAGGATTTACAAAACGCGCTGTATATGAATCCAGCAAACCATATCATAGTCATAAAACTATTTATCAAACGCATTCATTAATATCATTTGACGTTCATTCACAACGAGTAAATGGACCAACCGTACATTTGAAATACGATGATACTAATAAACCAGATCTGATTATCAATCATTACGCAATACAATCTCTTGATTTTTTTATGAAAATCAAATCAACCAGAGGTGATTGTGATAATTGGTTCGACCATCAAAAATTAGAAAGAAACAGACAATATTTTGATAGTTACGACATAAATGAAATAGATGACTGTGTTTTATACGACCAAAACAAAGACATCATAACCACGGTTAAACTTAATAAATTAGATTTAACAAATGATGATGTTACTCTTGTAATTACATCTTGTAATCGTCCCGATTTATTAGAAAAAACATTACAATCATTTGTTTCATTCAATACATATTCTATACAATCTTGTATAATTATAGACGATTCCGGTAACGTCGGATGTAATGATAAAATCCTTGAATTATATAATTGTCTTTTGAATATCAAATGCATTTATAATAAAACAAATATTGGACAGTTGAAATCAATTGACAAAGTTTATTCCTATGTTACAACCAAGTACATTTTTCACTGTGAGGAAGACTGGAATTTTACAAAACCAGAATTCATTGAAAAATCTATGAATATATTTAAAAATTATCCTGACGAAAAAATATTTACTATTTGGTTACGCGCTCATCATTGCACTTCATTGCATCCTATTATCAAAGATGATTTAAAACGTGGATTTTATCTAATGCATAAAGAATTTTCGTATATGGATAAAGGAGAACGATATACGTGGTGTGGTGTAACATTCAATCCAGGATTACGTAAAACTACTGATATGTACAAAGTTCATCCATTTTCAAATAAATGTAAAATGACAATTAAAAATGGGAAGTCTTATCCAAGTCATGGAGAATATACAACTAACCGAAACTTTGCGAAATTAGGATTTTATGGGGTTATTCTGGATGACCCTACCGGTCATGTAGAACATATTGGATTTAACAACCATATAAGCGTTGATTACTAATGGCTGTAATACTGATACAAATAAAACCAAGGGTCTACCTTGTATTCTTTTGGTATAATTGGATTAAACAAATTCATATGTTTGATAAATATTGATGAAATTATTTGTTGGTCGCATCCAATAAACCTATTATTTCCTATATAATACTGAAAATACTTGTAATATAAGTCACATATCATTAAAATCGTATTTTTATGACCTCCAAACATCGAGCCTGAAAAATGTACCTCATCACAGAAAAAATCTTGAACTTTCGTGAATCCATTTAACATGATAATATCTAACTTGTCTTGTGAAATCTTTTCTTTGTTAGGATAAGACTTCAAAAATGGAATAATATTCTTATCACGAATATTACCTATATCATTCCAAACAAATTTTTCACTATTATATGGATTGTTATCAATAGCCTCTTTCAAGAAATGAAATTTTGAATTCCACAATTGATAACAACCACGTGCACGACCACAACGTTTATTCGGGTCCATCATTTCTTGGCCTTCCCATATGTCTGGGTACAATTTGTTTATTTCCAAGTCGGATAATTCCTTTACTATAATAGTGTACTTTATGTTTTTATTAGCTTCTAATATCGTTTCCAAGTATGATTTTTCATTTTTACTTGTGAATATGATTATATTTGTGTTTATATTTATTAGTAAATTTCGTATCCATCTATCATATTCTTCGTGAGTATGCTTTGATTTCCCCAGTTTATAATAACAGCTAACTAAGGTTGTCATAACGTATACGAATACTTAACTTATTGTCTATAAATCATTTTGT